AAGGGAAACCCAACCGTTACGGCCTGCGGCGTAGGCTTTCAGTAAGCCCCATTTTGAAGCGCCGGGGCCTTCTGCTTCCTCTACGATTGTAAAGGCTCCCTTTCCTGTGTAGACGGGTTTTCCTTCTTTCTTCCAGTAGTCGAACGTTGTTCCCGGTCCTTTCCTGATACGAAGATCCGAAGTCGTCACGTTCACTTTGTATTCTGCAGCAACCGGCGCCGCCGGTGCTTCCGGGTAGATCCTGTTTCCGTCGTTGTCAAAGACATAATAACCGGCGTTTTGCTTTGCCAGTTCCACGGCGTTTTCTCTATCCTTAAAGGCTCCGATCTGGCTTGCCGCGTCCTTCCAGTCCTTTCTTACTCTGAAATAACCGGTTCCCGCTGTGCTTGCCTTCTGTTCCGGTGTTGCCTTGAATGAAACATAGTCCGGAACGGCTGTTATATAGGCCGCTGCCCCGCCGTCGTTGATCTGGTACCATTTTTCATCTTTGGAAATTCCGGTAACTGTGAAGGCTGCGCCGTTTTTTACAACCTTCTTCACGTTTCCGGAAGTGAACGAAGGCGTTGTTCTCACGTTCAGGCCGTCGGATCCGGTGTAAATTACCGTTACCGCACCAGAAATCGCCTTCACGCCCTGCGCTCCCGTATCTGTAACCGCGGGCGATCCTGTAACTGAAATGGTACCGCCTGCCATGGCTGCTTTTACGTCCTTTCTGAACCGATCCATTGTCAGGCCGTACTTTTTCCAAATATGTTCAACGTCTGCGTGGTTTGTGGCATACCCGCGGGCGTGTCCTTCCGAATGGGAAAGAATAACGCCGTCTTTCTCCGGGTTCCACCCGAACTTCTGGCACAAATACGCGAAGTATTCCACGGCGTTTCTGTAATTTTTCAGAACAACCGCTTTCGTGTTGCTGCCGTCGGAAAGTTCGATCCACGACGCGCCGCCGGTATATTTAATCGTGGCCGGCTCTGTCATTTCTACGCCGATATGGGTATTATTACAACTTCCCTTCGGTCCGCTGCCGCCATGCCAGTTTCTAACGGCCGTCTTCTTTTCCGGATCGATCGGAAGTCCCACGTAAACTTCCCCGGTGTGCTGAATAACCGCGTGAACGCCTGCGCCGGCGTCTGCGCGGTTCTCGTTGTTAATTATGTTCATTGCTTTTTCGCAAGGGCAACCAATAGAATGAAGATAAGGGCCGATCGGTTTGATCGTGCGCCCGCCTGTTAAACACGGGCTTTTCTTCATGGTTGCGTCAATGATTTTAATATTCATATTCTGCCCCGCTTCCTGTGTGTCGTACTGCGTCAAGTTCCATTTTTCTATAATGGAACATATTTTTGAAACGTAATTATTGTCCGTCGCATAGCCGCCGGCCTTTACGATCTGGATCGCTTTCTTGTAGTCTCTTTCGCCCACAAGTCCCGCATATCGAAGGGCGCTTCCTTTCTTCGCTCCCGCTAAGTAATCGGAATGATCCTTGATACTTTCGGCCATGCTCTCATATTTTCGGAACGCTGCCGTTATTGTGTAGACTTTGCCGCTCGGCTTCTGTTCGTTCGTTTCCTTTGTGTAGGTCTGGCCGCCCCAATCGGACGGCCAGTTATTGCCGGAAAGTTCGGCTTTCATTCCGAAAATATTATTCGCGTTCACTGCAAGTTCTCTTGTACCATACCCGCTTTCAAGTATTCCCTGCGCTGTCGTGAGACTTGCAAGGATCCCTGTTTTTGCCATATCGGCGCGGGCCTGTTCCCCTAACAGTGAAACAAATTCTTTTTTCGTCATTTCGCCGCCCCTTCTTCCTGCGCTGCTACCTCTTCCAGTGCTTCCGGTTCTTCCGCTTCTTCGTCTGCCGGAAGTTCGTCTGTGTACTTCTGCAGAAATGCCTTTACAGTCTGCCAGATCTTCTTTACCGGAAGGCCGCAAAGATACATATTTTTCAAAATGCTTATGATCTCATAGGCCACAAAAAGGATCGCGAAGAACTCCATTGTTCCGATCCTGTCTACCGCCATTACTGCGCGCACTTCCTGCGGAATGAAGCCGATCAGGTTCACCGCTACAATATGATCCACTGTAACCAGTGCAAGAAGGCAAACTAACATTCCGCATTTTCTGATCGCGCCGTTGATCCCGAAATTAGAATTGAACCTTCTTTCCTTGATCGCGCGAAGAACTCCGAAAATCGTATCGATCACCACCGCGATCAATACTAACTGCAAAAATGTGTTTCCCGCTGCTTCCGCATAGATATGAATTAACTTTTCCATGTTTTTCACCACCTTTCTTTTATAAAGATAATAAAAGGAAAGGGCGGCAATTTCTGACCTGTTTTCAGGCCGTCGCCTTCCTTTCCTTGATTTCTTTTATTTTCTCCTGTGTTTCCTCTATCAAAATATAGCTGTCTGCGTGTTTCATGTGGCCGAACCTGCTTTCGATTGAACGATCGAAGTCTTCCAGTTCTACTTCCCCGGTGTCGAAGGCTTTTAATAATTTCTTTAGGCGCCGCATGGCGTCCTTTCTTACCCTCTTGTGATCTTTGAAATGAATATACCCTACGAAGTTTATTCCGTTCTTTGCTGCAAGGATCGTTGTCTTCGGGTTCAGTTCCAGTTTTAATTCCCGGCGAAGAAATTCTTCTATCAGTTCCAGAACGTGCCGCAGCTCTTCCGGATCCTCTGATAATATTATAAAATCGTCCATATAGCGAACATAATATTTCATTTTCAGGACGTGTTTTACATATTGATCCAGTTTGTTCAAGTATACATTCGCGAATAACTGTGAAGTAAGGTTCCCGACTGGTATTCCCACGCCCGGCGGGAAAATGCCGTTGTGATCTATGATCCGATCCAGAATTTTCAGAAGTGCTTTGTCTGAAATGTACCGGCGGATCTCTTTCTTTAATACGTCGTGTGCTACGCTCTGGAAGTAGTGGTGTATATCTCCCTTTATTGCATAGATCTTCTTTCCCTGTACCACTTCCAGTTCATAAAGCCATTTTGAAAGGGTGGCGCTTGCTTCGTGTGCACCCTTCCCTTTCCTGCAGGCGTATGAATGGAAAATGAACCGCTTTTCAAAAATCGGTTCAATGATATTTACGATCATGTGCTGAATGACACGATCGAAGAATGGAAGCGCCATAATAATTCTTTCTTTCGGCTCCCACACTTTGAAAATTCTATACTTTCCCGGCGTATAGTCGCCGCTTTGTATGGCGTCTATTGCTTTTTGAAGGTTGTCTTCCCTGTTCTGTTCAAACTCCAACACTTCCGGCCGAAGTCTTTTACACTTCCGGGCTTTCGTGTATGCTTTGATCGCGTTCGGGAAAGTACAGATTTTATCTATTAAATTTTTAATTGTCTTCATGTATGCCCTACCGCATTTCACCCCATTTCAGGCCTACTTTTCGGCGGTGCCTTTTATCTTTCGTCCGGTTTCTCTCCGGAACGGGAACGGCCTTTCGGCCGCCTGTGCGAACCGTCTGACTATATATTTTGATTATTCATATATAACCCTTGCCGTGGATCCGTGGATCTCGCGGTCTATGCGTTTTTACAAGTCACACACGCACCACACGCCAATGTTGCCGTTGACGTTCCACGGGTAATTGTTGGCGTTGACCGCACGCGAACCGTCGTGAACGCCGTTGTTCCAATTGCCGCCGCCAATGAGCGCGTGAAGTGCGAATTAACGGTTGCCCCAAAATTTATTACTTTCTCTTATTTTCTGCGATCGACTTTATCAGGCCGCCGATCTGTGCGCCGATCGCTCCGGTCTGTTTAGCGCAATAGAAATAGGCGTCTTTATTCATGGCCGAATAGCCCAGATCGTAGGCAAGCCGGATCTTCCGCACCAGTCGCCGTTTTAACCGATCGGCCGCGTACAGGTGACTTGCTGTCTTTGTGATCTCAAACATTTCTATTTCGTCCAGTATTCCGTCGATACTTTCCCGAATATCCTTTTGCAGCGTGAATTTTTCATAATGCGGAAACTTCTTCATTTTCTCATGAAGGTACACCGAAAAATCATAGGCCATTTGGTGCGCTTCGGTGTGGGTGTAGTCCATTTGTGTGGTTTCCTCTTTCCCCTGCGTCGCGCTTTTACTTTTACTTTGATATGCCATGTTCTATTCTCCCGGAAAATAGGGGCTGCCCTTTCGGGCGCCCCTTCTGCTTACTGCGCGTCACACACGCACCACACGCCAAGGTAGCCGTTGACGTTCCACGGGTAATTGTGGGCGTGTACCGCACGCGAACCGTCGCGAACGCCGCCGATCCAACTGCCGCCGCCAACGAGCGCGCGAAGTGCGGTATTTGACGGAATGTAGGCGTCACCATAGCCCGCGCCCAGTACGTCCTGCCAACCCCACGCGGAAGCCGTAGGATCCAGACAAAATTCATCAAGCCATTTCCAGACGTTACCCACCAGATCGCGGATATTAAGCGCGGAAATAGCGTTCGCAACATATCCCGTTTTCTGGCGCCCGGTGTTTCCGGTTGCGCTCCATGCGTAGGTGTTGTTTCCGTCCTGTCCTTCCGGGGATCCTGCTGCCGCCTGACAAAATTCTGCATAGGTTGGAAGTCTTTTACCGACGCGGCGGGCCTTCTCGTTTGCAATGTACCAGTTCAGGCCTTCCGTACCGGTGATCGGGTTCGCGTTATACTTCGACTGCAAGCCCTGACTTCCATTATCGGAAGAAAGGTAAATATCGCCCCACAATCCGTTCCCAAGGTAAACCATGCCGGAAGGATCGTCACATTTCGGGCGGTGTTTTGTGGTCCATACACTGTTCGGAATAATACCGTCATAGACGTTTCCCTGCCAACCGCTGCCGTTTTCTGTTCCGCTGCTGTTGATCGGGTTTCCAAGTGCGTTTACATAACGGCACTTTCCATAGTGAAAGCCGCCGATCTTCCGGCTGTTGTCTGCCGTGTACCCGGAAGGGTAAGTGGAATTTTTGGAAATAACAAAAACTTCGTCACGGTCCACGGTGTCGGATCCGTTGGTCGGATCGCAACAATAAATATAGTAGTCCGTTCCCATTTCAAAACCGGATCCGGTGTCAAGGTTTGCCGTTGTAAGGTTCGTCAATACGGTTTTGAATACGGAAGAACCGACGGCGATCAGGACGCCGGCCGCGATCGTGATCTGGTTCGGTGTGGCTGCTCCCGCTGCTGTGATATACTGCGCCTTCTGTGATACAATGTCGCTCATGGCTGACAGTTTTTCCGTGGTG